TCCTTGGCATATAATTGCATAACCCAAATCTTGAAGGATTTGTGCAGATGCTCGAATATGTGCCATTGCTTCTTCGTCTGGAAATTCTTCCCATTCGTTATCTTGATTTTGGAAGTATAATTTACCCACGCTTCACCTGAGGTTTCCAAGTGCCATCTGCGCTTATCTCGTACCAGATAGGGTCGCATGGTTCATCGGTAAAGTTTTGGCGACTGACATTACATTTCCAGTGTCCCCAAGGCTTACCTGCTTTAGAAGTCCCTGTTTTCCAGATTCGGGGTCCATGGATGCAACTCTCGTCCACCGGTGTGGCACCCAAGATAGATTTCACCGTCTCGACTGCACTCTCCATAGTTTGCACTGGTGCAGCAAATGATTGACTCCATGGGTCAGATTCTACAGGAACAGGCACATATTGCTTTGAAGTATCAGCCATCTTAGCCTTTACTTCTTCAACCTTAGCCTTTACTTCTTGGCCTGCTGCAACCTTGGTCATTTCTTCGCGGCTTGCTCTTTTACCCTTGGTAGCATAACCCGCATTAGCCAGAGCGCGACCAATAGCAGAAGTTTCGCAATTCTCCAACGCAGACGTGGCATTAACTCCCCGCCCCTGTACTGTTTCTTCTGCCAGTCCAGTCGTCCAAGGTTTTGCATCTGCTTCTGTGCGAAAGATTTCAGCCGATACAATAAATCGATTCGCGCTACTATCAAGTAACTTTGTATGAATTTGACCATCTGGGTGTTCCTTCCAAAACTTAACTAGGCGTTCTTCTACTGTCTCGTAATCATCTAGGTTAAACATATAAATCGTTTTCCTGTTCTCTTAAGAATCCTGATATAGCAAAGTATGCTGCACCGTCGATGTAATTATCGACTTTTGCAGTCTCCATTGACCTAGCGATTTTGACCAACGCCAAACACATAGATACTTGATAGTCAGTAATTGGCATTTCGAGGTATGCAGACCATAAGGATGCGGTTCTGGACATATTGTCTGTCGGGTGTCCGTAGTCCATTCCACGGTCTTGGATGATTGCCTTTGCTTCTGTGAGGATATCACCGGCATTCATCGCTTAGCCTGAAATGACTCGATACGGCCTTCTACTTTGCCGTCTGAAACTCCTAAGTAATAACCAGCCATAAATGGAATTACTACTGCTAAAAAGGTGAGTAGATAAATATTCATTATGCAACCGCCACTTCTAGAACTTCCCACTTTTTATTTGAGTGGAAATTTGGACGTTGCTCATAAGCACCATCTGAATATGTAATAAACCATTCTGGTGCTTGAAATGCTTTTTCTTTTTTTAGAATTACACGAGGTGTACCGTCAATAATTACAGTTGAACCAACCTGTAAATTTCTTGTATTTGTAATCATTTTGACTCCCTATCCGCCGGTGTTTCCGACTTCATGACATGAGTCTATAAGGGCAATTCCACCTCAAGCAACACATTTTGGTAACGATTTGGTAACAATTCTGCTTCGTCTACGGCATCGTCAATAGTCCGCCTAAGCGGGACAATATCCCTAACTAAGTCATCCATAACGCTTGCCCTGATAGATAAATGAGCCATCTTTAGGGTCAATAGGGATAAGTTCAGGCGTAAAACGCTTGCCATGCAAGGTCCCGACTACGAACCCCATCTGCCAGTTTGCATAACCCTTTGTATAGCCCATTCCGGGGCTTGAAAGGTCTACTAGGTTTCCTACTTCAACACCCCACACAATGCGCCCGTAGCGGCCCCCAGAGGCCTCAGAATGGGCAGATAGCCCAAGTCTGTGCGTGTGACCAGAAACAATTGATTTACCCATTCGCATGGCGCCGTTTAAAGCCGTTTGGCCCGGTTTATTAGATAACGGGAAAGCGTCCCCGTGGCAAGTGTGCCACCCAGGAGCAAAATCAAAACCGTTGGGATGGTACTTAATCCCGGCTTTGTCGTATCCCATAAATTTGTCATAACGCAATTCTGGGAGATTCATAAATGCTGGAAGTCTGCGAGACAAAGACTTATAGACTCTAGCCCCATGGTTTGACCCGACAACATCGGTAACGCCTAGATATTCAAGAATCTCTAAAGTGAGTTTACGGTCTTCGTCGATATTGCCTTCTACTTCTTGCCAAGGCTGGGCAAAGCCCCCTAATTGCGGTAGGTCAATTTCATCACCAATACAAATAGTTTGGTGGGGCTTATATGCCTTTAGAAATTTACCTAAATTTTTGACTGCTGCTTCATGAAAGAACGGTGCCTGAATATCTGAAATCCAAGCAATGCGTTTTACTGTCATTAGTCCTCGTCGTCATCCTCATAAGGGATATTATCTATCCGGTTGGGTAGGTTTGGAATAATCCAGTCAGGAAATGTCTCACGGTCCGAAAGCAGCCAGAAAGCATGAGTCTCTGTAAAACCTGCTCGGCGTAATGATTTGTAATACTCGTTCATCGCAATGCAATAAGCATCTAAAGCACTGTAAGTATCTAAGTCTATGACTGGTCTTTTCCTTGCCATAGGATTAGTGTTACTTACCTAACAAGTCGATTATGGTATCGACACGCGCTTCTAATCTAGAAACTTGGTCTTTAATGCTTGAGCCTGAGTTTGGCTTAAGTTCTGATAGGTAATGCTTAATCATGAACTGGACATAAGCCGCAACGCCGCCAAGAACTGTAATGATGGCAACCGCTATTGCCGCAAAGTCCTGCGCGGTCATTTCTTAGGGGATGCGTATCCAAATACGCCTGCGACGATTGAACCCAAGATAGAACGATAGTCTAGGGCAAAGTTTGAAGTAGTTCCCCATACTGCTAGGAACGCTCCAACTGATACTACTACTGGGTGTTTCATGTTCATACTGTGCCGCCTAACATAGGGATATTAAAGAACGAACCGTCTGTATCGCCCTTTGGAGTGAAAGAGATATGGCAATGGTGGTTATGCGGATTGCTTCCAGAATACTTTCGCCAGCGCCAGCCCATGCGAGATGATGCAATGCGTCCGTTGAAGATGATGTATGAGATTCTTTTATCTCCACGCTTTGCGCAGAGTCGAATCTGGTTAGCAATATCTGGCATGAGGTCGGGCTTGGCTTTACCAGATACATCGCGGTCAACGTCGATTGCCCTAACTGTGCCGCTATCAGCGCTTGGTATATGGTCAGACTTACCACTCGCGACATGGCGAGCATCTGCGACCCATCCGTCGCTTGTCCTATCTCGGTCTGGAAAACTATCATCGAATTGCTCTCTGAGTTGTCTTCCCGCTTTGCATAACTTTGGGGTCATGCCAAGAGTAAAGCCGCTTCATCGGCTGTAATGCCTAAGCGCTCAAGTAAAGCAGCCTTTGCCGCCGCTTTAGCCTCTATCTCTGCGCGTTCTGCCTCAAGTGCTTCTGCTCCGGCCTTTACATAAGCGAGTTCTTCAGGTGTTGCATTGCGCTCGATTGCTTCGCCAGTTTCTACATTATGGTCTAAGATTTTCATTAGTTTACTCCGTATAGTATGTAGGTTCCACCGCTAAAACTTCCAGTAAATAATGTCAAGTCTAAGCGTGTGATTGCGTTAAGGTCGTAAGCGCTTGCTGTTCCAAAAATTGTATCTTCATTAGAAGTTGCATGGCCTTCGTATGTAATCATCCAGTCCATTAACTTTTTGGCTGTGGTGTTTGCATAATCGTAGAAATTCATAATAAGCGTTGTGCCTGAAGTGGCTGATGGATTGTTATAGTTAAGAGCAAAATCGGTTTGATTAAAACCTGCTCCTAATTGACCAGTTGTGGAACCAGGCGCAGCCATTAAAATACGTCCATAAATTGCGCTAGTATTGTTGTTAACTTTAAAACGCCAGTCTGTATTTGTGCTTGGAGTAGCGTTACGCAAAACAAGTTGAAGATTCTTGTATGAGCCTGAAATTGATGTAAGGCTTAATGCTGAACCTGAAAGAGAGCCTGAAGCAATTGAAGTCATGCCGCCACCGCTTGCAGCAGTTGCCCACTTCATACCCGTTGCTTCTGCTGAATCTGCAGTTAGCACTTGGCCGTTAGTACCAACCGCTAAACGCGCTGGAGTGTCTGCTGCTGTTGCAGCAATTAGGTCACCCTTAGCGTCGACGATTGCGTTCTGAATAGCGTTTGAGTCATCTTGAGCGACCCATGAGAAGTCAAGGTCTGTACCTGATGCCTTGGCTAATACTTGTCCTGTAGTGCCGCCTTTGAGGTCTACTAAGGCCGTGTCGATATCTTGGCCAAGTGCAGCAATAGCGGTAGCGCCATCCTTTACTAGGTCTGTCGACTGAGGGATATCCCACCCAAAGTTCGTGGTTGTTGTT